GAATGTCGCCTACGACCTGGACGAGCAGGCGCTTCGCACGCTGCGCGCTCAAGGTCTCAGCGACGAGCAAGCTGCCAATGTGCTTCAACACCGTGGCGCTCGGCAGTCCAGAAGTGGCATCTCGCTCTGGGATCCAACGCGTTTGCAGCAGCGGCCTGCTTACCCAGGCCAGACGCCGTGGAGCTTTGAAACCGGCTATGGGCTGACCGCTGAAGAAGCACTTCAAGCTCAGGGTTTTGAGCGACGCCAGGTGCAAAAGCGCAATGCAGAATTAGGCGCACGCAGGACGCGCGACATCACAGCCCTCGAGGCTGGTCCCATCGGCTTTGGCCCTGGTGCCATGACAGGTGTCACTCCGCGGTTCACGCCTCAGGTCAGCGGGCGCCCTGTTGGCCTGGAGGATGGCCTGGGTTACGACCCGCTGGTGCTCTCCGGCGCCAGTGCCAACGCCGCCAAGATCAACAGCACCCTCAGCTCGCCTTCATCCCAGCCGATGCAGCAGGGCACCGGTGGCGCCACGCTTGATCCGCTCCAGGTCGGTATGGCCGCTGCTGATCTCGCCACCTCAGTGCTTCCATCCGCAGGTAGCGGAGGCGTTGAAGAACTTGTGCAGCAGAAGGCGCAGGCCCGCGGTCTTGGCTCGATTGACGACATCATTGCCTTGGAGGCAGGCCCTGGCTCGTTCGGCCCCGGCGCCATGACAGGCGTCACGCCACGCGTGCCGTCAACACCTGAACCCAATGTTTCCGGTGGCGGCCCTGGCACCTCCACCGCCAAAGGTCACGGCAACGTCAAACAGCAGATGGCCAAGCGTGGTCTCCTCGAAACAGCAGACGCCGCCCTGGGTTCGCTGGATCTGGGACTTGGTGGCATGGCCCAGAAGGGCATGCAGCGCGCCGGCGCTGCCGCCCGCGCTGGCGGCATGAAGAACCTCGGTAATGCTCTGTTTCGCGCCGGTGGCGCCGCTCGCGTGCTAGCACCCGCTGCCGCTGTTGGTGGTGCTGTTCTTCCCGCAGTGTTCGGCGCCATGGACGGCTATGAACAGGCAGGTGCCGGCGGCGCGCTCATCCAGGGCGGCAGCGGCGCGGCCGGTGCACTGGCTGGTGGCGCCATCGGCACCGCAATCCTCCCGGGCGTCGGCACGGTGATTGGCGCTGGCATCGGCTCCATGCTCGGCAGTGGCGCCGGCAGCGGCCTCACCGGCCTGGCCCAGGGTGCCGTTGAAAAAGCTCAGCAAGGTGACACCGGCTTGATGGGCAGCATCGGCCGCGCCCTGGATCCGCTCATTGACACGCCCTTTGAGGCAGAGCAGAAGGCCGTGCTGCAGCAGATGAACTCCCCCGCCATGAAGGCCATCCAGGAACAGGAGCGCACCCGTCAAGCGCAGGCTCGCGCGCAGCAGTCGCAGCAACTGCTGATGCAGTCCTACATGCAGGTCATCTGATGGCATCCGCCCCCGCTTTTGACTACGGCAACCTGCTCTCTGCGCAGGTTCGCGGCAACTACGGCTCTTTTGCGCAAAACAACCAGGGCACTCAGGCTGCTCAGGCAGTCCTGGGCAACACCCAGAACTGGGCGTCACTGGCCGCGCAGACTTCGCAGTCTTCCGCTGCTCGTGATGTCGCCACGATCAACGCTGCTGCTCAGACGGCGCAGCAGGGCATCAGCTCCTACGGCAGCCTCGCCAACTCGGTCGTCAACGCCTATGGCGGTATCGCCCAGCAAGGGCTGGCCTCCAAGGCCAATGTCACCACAGCGGAGCTGGCGATCGAGCAGGAGAAAGCTCGCCGTGGCGGCGGCATCGTTGGTCCGCTGCTGGGTGCAGCCGTTGGCGTAGCAGGGTTGTTCGTTGATTGACGCTTCGTTCATACCCTGCCAGTAGCAACGACAGGCGCTGTGGGCTGGCTAGAAGACTTGGGGATGGTCGGCAGTAGCGGCGAGAGGGATCTCGGCGATATTGAGTGGGTTCCCAAGACAGGCTATCGCCGTTCCTATACAAACCCACAGGGCGAGCGCGTTACTCGTGCGCTAAATGCATCAGAGTGGAGCAGCATTGGGCAAAGCCCACAAAGCCAAGAAACAAGACTTGCGCGAGATGCAGCCGAAGCAAATGAAGCAAGAATCAGAGCAGATGCAGACAGAAAACAAGGGATTTCAGACAAAAGGTATGAAGATAGTCAAAACTTCTTAGGACAGCAACTCGCAGCTCAACTTGAAGAGTCGAGAGGAAGAAATAGACTACTATCAGAACAGATAGCACAGCAAGGCACGGCAGCTAGCAATGCCCATGAACTCGCTCGTCTTCAATACCAGCAGCAAGGCGAGCAACACAATGCCAATGTATTACTCCAAACAACAGCGTTAAACAATGCAGATAGAACAGCCAATCGCAAACTTGATGTCGAAGAGCGCCTAGCCACTCAGCAGCAGGCCGAAAACAAAAGCGCGCGCAAGCTGCAAGCCATCATGGGTATCTCGCAAAGCCTGGCTCAACTTCGTATCTGATCTTTCCCTTCAAACTTCATCATGGCTAACTGGTGGGACGAGGCTTACAACGACATCACGAAGTGGTCGGTCAACAGCGATCAGCTCAATAAAGATCGCGGTGCCTACAAAGACGCTTTTCAAGCCAATGCCGCTGAAAAGGGCTTGAACTACGAACTGGCGTCAAGACTGATGAGCCAGTCGAACGATCAGTCCAATCGAGAGATGCAGTTGGCGGCAGATCTTGATCGGCGCAACACGCTGGATCTGATGACCGGCGAGCATCAATTCAAGGTCTCCGGCATGCAGGAGTCCAACCGCCTCTCCAAGGACTACCTCGCCGCGCAGTCTTACCAGGAGCGCGAAACGCTGGCTGAGCAAGGCAACCAGGCTCGCCGCACTCAAGAAGTCACCAATCGCGGCATGACCGATGTGGAGGGCTTGCGCACAGCGGCCTCCAATTACCGCTCTGATTCCGAGCGCGTGGGCGCCCTGGGTGTGGCCGCCACTCAGGCCGGCGCGCAGCGCGATGTGGCCAACACCCAGGCCGGCGCTGACATCTACGGCGCACAGCAGCAGCGTGCCGCTGCTGAGAACGTGGCTGGCACCCAAGCCGGCGCACAGCGCTACACCTCTGACAACGAGCGTCTGGCGGCGCTTGGCGTTGCCACCACGCAAAGCCAGGCTCAGCGCGATGTGGCCGCCACTCAGGCCGGCGCGCAGCGTTATGACTCCGAGCAGCAGCGTGCCGCTGCTGAAAATGTAGCTGGCACGCAGTCCGCGGCATCGCGCTATGGCGCCGATCGTTCGCTGGATGCCGCACGCGCTCAGTCTTTCGCGGAGCAGTACGTCTCGGATCAGCAACGCCTAGGCGCCGAGAATGTCGCCAACACGCAGGCCCAAGCGCAGCGTGACATCAGCCGCACTGAAGGTGACACCGCCCGTGATGTCGCTGGCATCCAGGGCGGCTACGGCCTGCGAACGGTTGAAACCCAGGATCGTGGCGAGACCACTCGCACAGGCATGAACCTGGCATCGCAGGAGCGGCAGATCGGATTGACGGGTAATGAGTCCCGCCGGACGATTGAAACCCAGGGCGAGCAGTCGCGCCTTGGCATTCGCGAAGAAGGTGATCAATCCAGGCAGACGATTCGCACGCAAGGCGATGAAAGCCGCCGCAGCACTGCCTTTGAGCGCGAGCATGCGGCAGATTTGGCTACACGCATGTCGCGTCGCTAATGGCCGCCCTGATCAAGCACGAGTCACCTGTGGAAGGCTGGCTCTCCTCGCTGCCGGAGCGCAAGCGTTCTGCTGCCTTGCAGTACGCCGCCGGTGAGCGCTCCATCGTCGCCGGATTTTTGTATTGCAGCCTCCTCGGAATGGAGGCGTCCATCGATGACTGGGAGGCCTATGCCGTTAGCCGCTGGAAGAAATTAGATCACCGCGCCATTCTCGAAACCGAGATCATGGCGCTCCACGACGACATCTCGGAAATTCGCCGTGCCGTTGAGGAGGGCAAGATCCGCCTGGGTGATGCACCCACCAAGATCAGCTACTTGAGCAAGGAGCTGCGCGGGCACATCGAGCACCTCTCGCGGGAGGTCAATGCGCACGATCGCCGCAGTCTGCTGCTGGCTGGTGTGGAGCTCACCAGCAAGATGCTGCGCAAGGTGTTCGGGCGCGACACCAATGTCTGGCCTGCTATTGAAGCGACGGTGGAGTCGGTCTTCGCGGAGATCGAGGCGAAACATCAGGCCTAGCCTGTGTTGCCAGCGATTTGAAGAATACCCTCGCTGCATGCCTCGAAAATTTTCTGGCAATTTTTTCTCGCGCCCGCGAGGCCCTTCAAACAAATCGGCGAAGCCCTCAGCCGATTTGTTTGCCCGGTCCCAGCGGCGTGAACTAGGGTTTAGGGGTGCCGCAGCGTGGTGGAACACCTGCGGCGTGACCAACCTGAGCAGCAGGCTGATGGGATCGACTCTAAGAGACAGGACCGGTGAGAAGCACGGCCGCCTGACGGTTGTGAAGCGAGGGCCCAAGAAGGGCAGAAAAGTCCACTGGTGGTGCGAGTGCAGCTGCGGCAGGGCCTGCACTCTGGTTCGTTCGGATGCGCTGGGCAATCCAACCCAAAGCTGCGGCTGCCTGCAGAGAGAGAGAAGCGGGGAGGCCTGCCGAAAGCGCTCAACACACGGTTGCTCAAGGACTTCGGGTTATCTGGTTTGGCGAGCCATGAAAAACAGGTGTTACAGGAAGGCGGACCTGCACTTTCTTGACTATGGCGGCCGCGGCATTCGCGTTTGTGATGCTTGGCGTTACAGCTTCGAGGCTTTCTCGCGAGACATGGGGCCGCCCCCGGGTCCTGGCTACAGCATTGAGCGCCTAGACAACGATGGGCATTACGAGCCTGGCAATTGCACCTGGGCCACCTGCAAGCATCAGGCAAGAAACCGTCGCTCAACGGTTTGGGTTCAATGCGAAGGTGAGGTTGTGTCTCTGGCTGAAGCGGCTGAACGCGCTGGCTTGGCTTATAAGACTGCGTACAGCAAGATGCGTCGCGGCACTGGGTTCATCCGCGTCGAAAAATCAGTATGAGCATTGAGATTTCGATGGCCCACTTGCGCCGCGCCAAGTCCCTGGCGGCTGGCGTTACGAAGGTGGAACTGGAAGTGCCGGTCTTGGTGCGGCGGGCTCGCACGGACTTTTCGGCTTTCTGCGAAGTGCTCGGCAAGCCAAACGCCAGGCACCACCTGCAATGGGTCGAGCAGTTTGTGACTGGCGTGGACTCTAGTCAGTTATTACAATGCGCTGGTCCAAATACAGCTGTACTCGCCCCAAGAGGGTCCGCGAAGAGTACACTTTTGGGCATGCTTTGCGCTTGGTTGATTGGAGTTCACGCGCAGGCAGGTAAGATGCTTCAGATGCTATATCTTGGCTATAGCCTTGACATTGCCAGGTCCCGGAGTCACACCATTAAAGCCATTATTAACAGCAGGAATTACCAGGAGGTATTCCCGATGGTGCGCCTGTCCAAGACGCGTCAGTCTGATGAGCTATGGTCGATTGACTATGAGTTTGCGGGCGTTGAGATTGCGGCCTCAGATCCTTATTCAGTGGTAGCACAAGGACTTGCTGGCTCAATTACAAGCCGTCGATCACAACTTATCGTACTAGATGACGTTGTCAAGAGTAGCGAATCGATCAGCAATCCGCAGATCAGGACAAAGCTGATCCAGAACTGGCAAGAAGTCGTGCAGCCCACATTGCTTGAGGGCGGCAGGACGATCGCGCTTGGGACGCGCTTTTCTACTGTTGATATTTTTGGGACGACATTCACCCCAAAAAACGGATGGAAAGTGGTCACGCAGCAGGCGATTATTACTCGTGATGACGGCCTAGAAGAAAGTTACTGGCCCGAGTTTTACACGCTAGAGCACCTGCAGAAACTAAGGTCTGAGGACATGATATCATTTTGCTTTCAATTTCAGAACCAACCAGTCTCAAGATCTGAGATTGATTTCCCGGAAGACTGGCTTAAAACTAGTGATCTCTCCAGTGAATACGATTCTTTGTGCGTTGGCATTGACTTGAGCTCGGGCCTTCGGGACCGGAACGACTGGTCTGTGTTCACACTGGCCGGCGTCAATGGCGATCAGGTCGAGATCATCGATTTCCGCCGCCTGCGCTCGATGGGCAACCTCGAAAAGATCGACGCACTCTGCGAGCTGCTGGCTGACTGGGGTTTACTGGTAGAAGGAGAGGAAAAACCAGACGGCACCATTGATTGGTATCCAACGGATATACCTGTAACGATCAACATCGAGGCGATCAGCTACCAGCAGTCCATGCAAGCTGACGCCAAAGAGATCCTGCACGACAAGCGCGGTCTGCACAACCTCGTGCTGCGCGGCGTCACAGGCTATCGCGGCGACAAGCTTTCGCGTTTCCGCGGTGTCCTTGGTCTGTTCCAGACCGGCCGGATCAAGTGGAACCGCTGGATCAACTGGGAGGCCTACTGGAGCGAGTTTCTAAACTACGGATCAACTGATCACGATGACTGCCCGGACTCCTTCTTGCTGGCAGTCAAAGGCCTGGTCGGCCAGGGCCGCCTGCAGCCCAGCTGGGGTGAGTGGCGTCAGGATTGAAGTGGCGCAGGAAAGCGGCGGCCGCCCCATACCCTGCAGAGCGGTAGGGCCGACGGTTTTCCTTGAGCCTCGACGAGCAGAAATTTCAAGCGATCCTCGAGGCAGCACGCAGCCGCACAGCGGCTGAAGGTGTCGACACGATGGTGGTGTCGGCTCACCTGGCACAGATGCGGTTGTTCTGCCTGCGGCAGGGCGTCGAGTTCTTTGCGCGGCAGGATTCGTTCGCGCAACGGCGAGAGTTCCTGCGGCGGGTTGTTGACTACAACGAGTTGCCGGGCCGCCTGGAAGCAATCGTTGACAGTTTCTTAATTGATGGCCGCGGCCTATTGTATTTCAGGCCCAGCAAAGATCTGTATCGCATTCATTTTTTCAGTAAAGATCAATTCCGCACTTATTACGACGAAGAAGGTGCTTTAGAGGAAACTCAAGTGATATACAGCTTCCGCGTCCGCCCGCCGCGCGGGTTCGGCTCTGGTATGGGCGCTGAGCAGTTTGACTTCACCGGTGCCGGCGGCGGCAGCAACAGCGAGCTGCGCTGGATCCGTCTCTCGATCTTTGCTGATCGCATTGAGCAAACCGTCACCAACCAGAAGCCGGACTTCAGCACTGAGGCGGTACTGGGCGGTCGTGTCACCACCCTCGCCAACACGCTTGGTTTCATTCCGGCCGTGGAGGTGTTCAACAACCGCGGCCTGATCGCCGGCAGTGGCCACGGCGAGTTTGACGCCCTGGCGGCCCACATCCTGCAGCACGACAGGATGGTGAAGTCGATCAAGAGCAACCTCAGCTTCTTCGGTGGGCCGACGCTGGTCTCCAGCCGTCCGAAGCATGATCTGCTGGAGCCGGAAGACAGTGGCGGCACGGGCTTCAAAGCGACGATCAGCAGCAACAGCGGATTCGTTGGCCTGAATCGCGCCAGCACACGCAGCAGTGATCCGTCACTCAGCGGCTTTGGCGGCGGCTTCCGTGTGCCGCGCATCATCGCCAACGTGGAAGCTGCCGATCGGGTCGGCTACATCACCCCTGATGCGGTCAGCGGCGATCTGACGGTCTACACCCAGCAGTACCAGGAGATGATCCGTGCGGCGCTGGGTGGCGTCGATGATCTCTCGATCAACAGCGGCGCCACGGCCTATGAGGTGCGCACGCTCTATGGGCGGGTGTCAGCCACGGCCAAGCGCAAGTGCCGTGATCTGTTCGAGTTCGGCTTCTGCAAGCTGTTCGCGCTGATGATCACGCACGAGGAGCTGCTGTTCCGCGAGTCGCTGGCTCAGGCGCTAGGCATCGTCAAGCCAGAGCCGGTCCTAGCTGAAGAGCTCGATCTACCGCCGGAGGAGATCGACATGCTGCTGCAGCAATACGAAGCCGGCATGGAAAGCTGGCGCCAAGGGGTCGGTGACGCCATTGAGCAGATCAAGCAAACCGGTGAAGTGCCGCCAGCAGTGGTGGGCCTGATTCCCGATGGTTCGGCTTCCATAGACTGGAGGTGGATGGGTGAAGTGTTTGAGGACTCCAGCCAGGAAATTCTTCAGAATTCCATCGTGTGCCGGAATCTCCAAGAGCTCGGCGTCGCATCCATTGAAGCCTTGCAATATCTCTTTCCATCGAAAACACCGGAGGAAAGAGCAGCCATGTTGAGCGGTTATCCGTTCCGCATGGTGGAAGCCACTCAGCGAAGCGTGGGTGTGTTCATGGACATCCTTCGTGGAATGTTCCAAGTACCTCACCCATCCGAACCTGATCTTCCACTGGCTGCTGATCCAAATCTGGATCTAACGCCTTATGTCTATCGCACTCTCGACTTCCTGAGACGAGAGTTGTCCTACTCAGGAAAGTATTCTGATGTCGACCCAGCCTCTCTC